GCCCGCAGATGATCACCCTCGCCAAGCAGATGGGTATATGGGTAGAGGATGATTCATACGTGCCGAAGCTCGGCGACATCGTGCTGTATGACTGGCAGGACTCCGGATCCGGAGATAATACTGGCACGGCAGACCACATCGGCCTTATCGAGAAGGTTGTCGGCAATACGGAGACGGTCATCGAGGGTAACTACCAGGATTCTGTCAAGCGCCGCGAGCTGGCAGTGAACGGCCGGTACATCAGAGGATATATCGTGCCAAGGTATAAATAAGGAGAAGAACGTCACTGCGCGCACACGTTTTTCGATACAAAAACCCCCGGGAGGCTGATGCTTCTCGGGGGATCTTTTTATTGGAAAAGGGAAACCGTCAGACTCCCATATCCTTTCTGATTAAATTTTTGATATAGCCCTGCACGTTTTCGCATCTGCTCAGATGCTCGATAATGTCGGCGTCTGTCTTGCGGTTAAGATTCATTTTGACCTGCTTGACGTTGGATTCGTTATATTTTGCAGAAGCCTTTGAACGCCCGAAACCTGCGCCAATCTCTTCGATTTCAAATGTGCACTCGCCCATAAATGGTTTGTCGTATATAGGGTCACATTTTTCAACGTCGATGTAATCCTCGGCTTTCTCCATGTCCGTGAACACTCTGGCAGTTCCTTTGTTTCCCCAATGCCCAGACTCTTGAAGATATCCGATTATCGCGTCATCCTCAAATACTTCAGTTCTCTTTATTAAGTACTTCATCGTTTTTCTCCTTTTCTGCGGTGGTCTTCCCCTGCCACCGCTCAGGGTATTTATTAAGTTTTAGAAGGTCTTGTTGATGAACTCAACAGCTGCCTTTATGGTCCTGAAGTTCCAGGCCTTAGTGGCTGAAACCCTAACCCAGTAGGAACCGTGCGTTCCGACCATGCGGGTTACTTTATATCCTTTAACTTCCTTAACTGTTTCGTACATCTTGTTTACCTCCTGTGATTAAGTGCTGTTTTTCTGTTCCTTATGATGTTATTATATCATAGCACACTGATATTTCTATGATATTAATTAATCAGTGTACATTTATATATGATGATATTTAACCACTTTTGAATAAGAAACCCCAGGGGAGTTAAATCCTCTGGGGCTCTTTTTTATATTAGTAGAAACCCGAAAAAGTGACCGCTGCTAACTGAACACTGCATGACTGCCGCAGTTATTTAGTACTGGTCAGAAGTACAAATCAATACTCCGGTCCATGCCGAACCGGATCTCTTTTAAAAACGCCCGCCAAAATCGCCGTTTTTCGGGCTTTTCCATATCGTCATACATTTCCTCAAAGTTAGTCCGGAGGAGCTCTCTGAGCGGCGCGGGGTCAGCCTCGCGGGGTGTATCTACCGTCAGCTCCTCGATCTGCGCAAGGTACGACTCCTTATCTGTCTTATACTCTTCCAGGCTGATCAGGTCATTGACATACAGCTCTTTCAGCCTTCGGATCTTCGATTCGAGGGTCTTTATCTGTGCGCTCCGGTCTTTCACCGGAGCTGTTTTTATGTCATACTCGAGGATCACCTCGCCGATCAGCTCCCGCAGGTGGGTGATCAGGTAATTTTCCAGGGCTGTCTCGCTCACGACCTTGCCGTTCGGGCACTGGGCAGGCTTCCGGATATAGTGGAGTTGGCAGCGGTACTGCGGGATGATCTGCAGGCTGTTCCCGCGCTTCCGCTTCCGCGTGTTCGCCGCGTAGGCCCTCCCGCACTCCGCGCAGCGGATCAGTCCAGAGAAGATGTACACATTCTTCTGGCTCTTCTTTACGTTCCGCGCGAGGCCCTCCTGGACGCGGTCGAAGAGGTCACGCGGCACGATCGGCGGGCAGAAGTGATCATTCCCGGGATGCTCTCCGATGTAGATCCTGTTCCGCAGCAGCCTCTTGATCGATGGCTGGGACCGCGGGAGGCCGGGAAGGCCGACACACTGGCGGGCCGTCTCAGCAAGGGATCCTGTCCGGTCATACGTCCGGAAGAGCTCCAGGACGTTCGGCGCCACGTCATTCGGCTGCAGGTGTTTGTCCACGATGGAGTATCCGGCCGGAGCTGTGCCGCTGATCACTTCGCCCTGGCTGACCTTGTAGGCCTGCACCTGGCGGATCCTGGCGCCGGTGTTTTCTGCCTCGAACTGCGCGATACTCATCATCTGATTGATGATCAGGCGTCCGGCCGGATTGGTCGTGTCATAGATCGGTTCCCAGATCGCAGTCCATCCGACGCCGTGGCGGTCGAGGATCTCCTGCGTGGCGGTATAATGCCGGACTGACCGGAACCAGCGGTCGAGCTTCGTGAAGATGATCAGGTCGATCTTTCCGGCTTCCACATCTGCCAGGAGCCGCTGGAGCTCGTCGCGGTCTGCTTTCGTCCCGCTGAGGCCGTCGTCGAGATATTCCCCGACAAAGGTCAGATCATCCCGATCGTCGATATACTTGCGTAGTGCCTCCCTCTGAGCTGGGATCGAGTCGCCTTCTTTGGCCTGCTTGTCTGAGCTCACGCGTAAATAGATGGCCGTTCGTTTCATCATTCAATACCCTCTAGTTCCTTCAATAATCCTAGTACAATTCGAAGGTGCCTAATTTCTGCGACAGATGCGATGCGTTCAAGTTCTCTGATTAATTTATTCCTTTCAATGCGTTCCTGCTCATATGGCTCCCAGTCCATTAACACAGGCACTGGAATATCGAGAAACTTAGAAAGTAATGCAATCTTATCCCGCGGAATATTTTTAATTTGTCCACTTTCCCAGCGGCTGATCGTCCCCTCGCTCACGCCAATAGCAGAAGCTTCTTCTTTCATCGTATAGCCAAGTTCTAAACGCCTAGCTTTAATGATTTCATTCATTTTCATTTTCAGCGCCTCCCTTCCTACCTATATTATACATCAGGCATTGCACAAGAATAAATAAAAATTGCACATAGCGCATTGACAATTACTTGCGCAAGTAGTAACATAAACTTGCGTATTGCAGAAGGGAGGTGATAAACGCGATGTTCAATAAGTACGAATTTAATGCTGCGCTCGCTCGAAGGGGTATGAAAAAGGTGGAACTTGCTAAATATCTTGGCATTGAATATTCCACTTTGTACCGTAAGATCGAAGAAAACGGAAAATTCACGCGCGAAGAAATGGCGAAAATTATCGACATTCTCAGCATTGATGACCCGATGAAAATTTTTTTTGCCGAAGAACTTGCGCAAGATTAAAGAAAATGGGGCAAGAAATGGGACTTCAAAAAGAATATGTATATGTTCTTACGCATTTAGCCACAAATAAAAAATATGTAGGCAGAACAAATGACCCGCAAAGGCGATGTATGGAGCATATGAACGCGTTGGTTCATGGGAAGCATTACAACAAACGTATGCAAGCTGATTACAACAAATACGGCGGTGATTATCAATTTGATGTCGTGTGCGTTGAAACCAAAGGAGACAGAGAGGGTTTTCTTCAAGACGAAAAAATTCTCATGAGGAAATTAAAAACCTATGATGAGAATTTCGGATACAACAGCGGAGATCCTGCTATGGCGTTTATCAGGTGCGTGCATGATCTTCCACCACAGAAGAGAGGACGGTGATCACATGGAGATCAGAGACCACGGATCTGTTGATCTGCAGAACATTCTCCGGGTCCTATCAGAGATCCTGTCAGACAGGTACAAGACGCAGATCACGGTGACAGCCAAATGAGCGCCTGCGAAAAGTGCCGTCATCACGACAGCTGCTTCGAACAGCGCGGACGGTGCCGATCGTTCGAAACAGAAAAACAGTACAGGAAGAGAATCAGAAATGACATCGAAATGCTTAATAAAACGGAAACTGCCGGGAGTGAATCCGAAGACCGCGACGAAACCCGTGAGAAATGACCATCTGGTCGGCTATGGAGTCTATACCTACGAGTCGCCGGTACCGCAGACGGTGATGGACCTGCGGATCCCGCCGACGAAGAGCGACTCAAAGACGGCAGAGGCGGAGCGGGAAATGAAGATAATCCTCGACCTGGCGCGACAAGGCAAGACCGCATCAGAGATTGAAGCGGAAACAGGATACCCGCGAAGGCGCGTGACGCTGACTGTTATGAAGTTTGCGGAATACGGCGCGAAACTGACCCCAGAGCCGAAGAAGAAGCGCAAGACGACCGCACCTGCCAATCAGAGGGCGGGCACGAAGTGGACAGATGAGATGATTGACCAGTTGATCGAGCTTCACCGTGCAGGTCTGACGTTCTCACAGATCGGGCGAGAAATGGGACTGGCGAAAAGCTCCATTACATCCAAGGTCCGCATATTGGTAGAGGACGGGATCCTCGAACCGCGCGTCGAGCAGACGACATGGACGGCGGAAGATATGGAGCGGTTAATGCGGCTACGTGAACAGGGAAAGACCTGGGGCGAGATAGCCGATGTATTCGGGCGGAAGATCACTGCGTGTCACATGGCCTATAAAAGAGAAAAGGAGCGGCGGAATGAAGCGGATAGGATTTTTCACGGCATGGCTGGTAGCGGGAGCGACGATTGAGAACATCTTCGAGAGTAAGGGGGCAATGATGACATTTGTCATAGCAATGATGGTAATTATCGCTACTGCATGGTCGATGGGAAAGGAGAAGTAATGTGCAAATATTGCAATTTCGAGCCGAATGGCGATGTACCAGAGAACAGGAAGGACATTATACACACTTCCCTTAATCCCAAGATGGGCGTCACTTTGGAGGCTGGCATATACAACAACAATCATTTGATTACTGCTATTTATGCCAAGAGCGTCGACCTGTTCGAGCATGACCTCAAGATCAGATACTG